TTCCTCAATAACCTGCCGATGGATCTTAGCCTGGTCGCCATCGAACAAGTCATCGCAATCTGCCCAGATAACGTACTTCCCTTTCGCTAGGTTAAACGCCTGATTACGGGCAGCGGCAAAATTATCGATATGGGGCCAGTCCCTGTGCTCTGGGCTGTTCTGGTATTCCCCCCAGACCAAAGCCTCGCCAGCGGCCTCCTGAGCGCAAATACGCACACTGTGCGCCTCATTTTGGCCGACTGCCGCCACCACGATCACCTCGTCCCATAGGCCACGGGCGGATTGAATAAGACGTTTAAGAATGTCGCCCTCGTTGGGGCCGACGATTAAAGCAAGAGACACTAGGGGGTTATTCATATTTTTTGAGTGGGAAAGCCCGGACGCACCCCCCGATGCGTCCGGGCAACCCGGATGATTCTGTAACTTACACGATCCGAACGAGCGAACCGGCAGATCCTTTTGCCGCTCCGTAGATGAGGCAATAGGTGCGCTGCACGCTGCCGGTCACAAGCGAGTAGCTCTCGCGAACCTGAAGCGACAGACCGCTCTTGGCTTCCGTCACGTTGGCAACGGTGCCGCTGAACTCAACATTAGGAATCTCGGGCAGACGAGCCGCCACGATGATCGCTTCCTGTTGGGCCATAAATCCTTTCGATACCGCAGAGGGCAAGGAAGGATAGTTATAGATGCTGACGCCGTGAACTTCGCCGAGGCTGGCGCCGCCGACGAGGTCGGTGGAGCGCTGGCCGTTTGCCACAACGACGGAATCTTTAGAAAGATTGGCGTAGTTGGTAGGGCTGAGAACGGCGAACCGTCCACCCATAGGAGCCTTGGCGGTGTTGAGTTGAGCCGCGATGTCGACGATGGAACCAAAGGTCACTGCACCGGCCGCGATGGTGGCGGTCGTGGTGTAGTTGCTGTTGGTGACCAACGCAAGAACGGTATCAATCATGCTCTTTCCGAGAGCGTGGGCCGCTTGCGCTGCAAAGCGCTCGACCAAGTTGATCGAGGAGCTGGTGCGCTCGTCATCATTCAAAGCGTACGAGACGTGTTTGAAGTTGGAGAGCGTCACAACCACATCGGTCTGTGAAGCGTCGCCAGCCACGTATCCGGCCGTGCTGGAATAATCCGAGGCGGATTGGATCGAGACGGTGTGGGTTACGATCGCATCACCCTTGCGGGCGGTAGCGTCCGAGAAATCGGAAACGCCAGAAGCGATCCATGAGTAGTTTTCAACCAGCAATTCGAGAGCACGTTGTGCTACGACTTTGCCGTTGCTCGTTGTTGCGAGGCTATTTGCCATAGTTCTATCCTTCTTTCTTTGTTATCGTGCGAGCTTGATTTGGTTGAAAATCTCCGCCGCACGACGGGGATTCTGTTCTGCGTTAAACTTCGCGAGAAGTTCATTACGAGAAAGGGGTTTGGATTCGCTGATCTCGACGGGCTGGGTGCCTTTGCTGGCTTCCAGCTCGACAGTGAGGCGAGCCAGTTTGGTTTCGAGAGCGACAATCTTGTCGCTAGATTCTAGATCGGCCTTGGCTTCGGGAGCTGCTTCGACAGCGGGTGCTTCCACAGCAGCGGGAGCTTCCGCAACGGCAGGGGCTTCTTCCACAGCCACTTCAAACTTAGCGGCAAATTTGCCGACTAGTTCGTCGATGCGGGCAGAGAGAGCGGCGATGGCTTGCTCGGCGTTAAACGCCGGGGCCGCCGGTGCTTCGGGCGCGGCTTCGATAACCGGCGCTGATTCTTTTACGGTTGTATCCATATTAAGCGATTTGCGTGTGTCAACCCGTGCGGAATAAACGCCGGTCGGATTGGCCGCTGGCGATAAAACTAGGTCAACGCTGAACAGGTTTTGGACATCGGCCAGCATTGTGCCATCTGCCGCTTCTCGCGGGATTCCAGAAAAACTAATCGAAAACCCGATCTGTCCTGGCAGCGTGCTGATTAACTCGCTGAAATAGGCAAAGCCTTCATGGCTCTCAAACAGAGTGAGATCTGCCCGGACGCGGCCGCCATCCAAGGTAAAGTTTTCTAGGTATGCGATGATGTTAGAAACGCTGGAGCTATGGTCGGAAAGTACCTTAACCTGCCCAGCTTCGTTTCCTCGTTCGACTACCTGCGTTAAAGTATCCGCATCGATAATCATCCCGTGACCCAAAGCAGGGCCAGCGGTGATGACAGAAATTCCCTTAAATAGTTTTTGAGCCATGCCCGCGCATGGCGTGTCAAATTACTCCTGCGGAGGTGGCGGAGGAGTTAGGTGTGCGTTTATTTTTTCTAGTTCAGCTACGGCCTTTTTCAGTAGTGCCTCGCTGCGAGTTGATGAGTTTGCAATCTGAAAAACGAAAGCAGGCAAAAGCAAAAGCAGTACCAGCAAAAAGAAAGCTGCCACAGCAAGCAAAACATAGATAAAGCCTCCAACGCCTGTCATGTTCTAAGCCTGCTCCTACCCACCAGGCTTAATCAACTATTTTTTCTTCTTTGTTTTTGGCTTTGCGCCAATCCCGATCGCTTTCACCACCATATTCATCTCTTTTGGGCTAAGGTTAAAATCTGGCTCGTCACGCATTGTGAAGGTTTCTGTTGATGGAACCGACGCCTTTACTGGCTCAATCGCTTCCTCAAGCTGGGGCTGAACGGTCGTATCCTCTGGCAACGGTGCGGCCGGTGGCGTAACTGCCACGGGTTCAGTAGGAGCTGCGGGTGCTCCTGTGATCTGCACGTCTGCCATAGTCAGTCCAGCTTCCTGTGCCTTTTGCTTAATGTAGATCTGCTCCGCGATCTTCTGATTTACGATCTCCTGCCAATCCGATCCGCGCTCTGCGCTAATATCGGCAAGAGTCTTAATTCCCATTTTTAGATCTTCCCGATCCGCTGCGCTGTCCCGGCCGGCGTCGATCGTGGTTCGGGCTGGGGTGTGATAGACCGCTTCCCACCACATCGCCATTCCCCTAGGCGGAGTCAGATCACCACGTTTAATTGCCTTTGCTAGTGCCCACTTGCGAACACGTTTCAGCATCTGCTCGATCACTGCGTCTGAAATCTCATCGAATCGGCGTTGAGCCTGGGCGAGTACGAACCGCTGGCTGGGGCCGGTCAGCTCATTAGGCGACCAGATGTAGGCGTAAGGCACGCCCAGACCAGACGCCACTGCCCGGATGTACTGATCCATGTGTTGCTGTAAGTTTTGGCTGGGCCGATCGTTTTTAATCTCACGCAGTGTCTTGCCCATCGGTACGTTGACCAAAGCACCACCGCCGAAAAGGTTGTCGGTAGTTAGGTTTGTTGAATCAGTCTCTGTCGGGTTAAAGAATCCAGGGCCAGAATTAGTTGTCGATTCGATTGCCATGCCGATCTGCCCTGCCCGCTTACAGGCCAGCATCTCGTAATCCAGAATCTCGTCCCGATCCAATAGCAGATTGATGCACGACGCGAGCTTAGACAGCGACCGCACTTCGTCTGCCCTATCCCGTTCAGCCAGCAGAATAAGATCGGCAGCCTGCACCTCTGTGAACGTGTCGCCGTTTATGCCGGTGCGAATGTAGTAGCTCAAAGGGCGGCCGAACTTGTTCATGCGAACGCCGTCGAAAATCTTGGAGTCCTCCTTCACGTAAGACGGGGTTTCGCAGCGGTGCCCTTCCACCATTTGCAGCATCGGCCAGCCGTCGCCGTTATCAGTTAAAAGAATGAAGATCTCATTATCGCGCAACATCGTGCGGGTGGCCACTTGCTGCATCGCTTGGTAAGTGAGGATCCCGCGCACGTCGCAAGATCCTTCCCACATCGCCAACCACTCTTCGGTTGCCTTGTTCCAGCCCTCGTCCTTTGTCCTGGCTTGGCACTTAATGCCAGCGCCGATCGCGTTCCGCGTCATCGTGTCGATTGCGCCCCGAACGATAGCACTATTGTAACAAAGCCAACGGGAAAGTGCGGCAATCGATTGCCGAGATGCAGAGCTGACGTCCAGCTTTGTGTCGGCCAGTTGGGCATCTACCCAGCGGCGTTTGCGTGGATCGTGGCGAGCGGCCTGAACCATACGCGACCAGCTTGAAATCACTTTGCCGACGATGTCCATTTCAGTAGGTGGTTTCCTTAAACCGTGGGTAGGTGACGAGGCTCTGATCGCCTGTGAAGATTGCGGCCACCTCGGCGTCGTTTTTGCCTTGGATCAGGCGCCAGCCGTCCAGAGCTGCTTTCGCCACCTCAACGGGCGTGATCCCGGCGGTGACTTGGTAGCTGAACGATTTGCCAGCAACGGATGCGGAGATCATTGTGCGGCCTCCGTTTTGAAAGACGGTGGCTTGGCCAGCTGCGATTGCTTCCAAAGCAAGGACAAGAGCCTGAGCGTTTTTAGACGCCTGAATCCAAAGAGAAAAAAGGAGAGCACGATCCACGACTCCGTTCTCATCGTGTCAATCATGCCTTCGCCTCCTGGGCCATCGCGGCCTCTGCTTGAATTACCTTTCCCCAAACAGCAAATCCAGCGAGGTAGGTTTCGCAATCGTACAAATGATCCTGCCTGCCCTTTACCCGAATCCACTCATAAACGTCTTTGCCAGTCTTGCGGTTAATACGATGCGCCTTTCTGTGACTGGCCATGTGCTCCCGATATTCTGGGCTTACGTCGTGTGCCGCTTCCCACAGCGGCCCCTGACCTCGTCGCAACCAAGCCAGCAAATCTTGGCAGGCCGGCGAGCT